TTATGCATTTATAGTCACCCCAGTAAGCTGATAACCGTTATACCAGTGAGGCCAGCCAGTGGCGGTAATCCTGTTTCCTTTCTGGCAGGTCATCAGTGGCAGCGCATCGTCATCATAGGCCACCAGCGTTAACGGATAAGGGCTGCGGCGTTCGCTCTCTGCCTGAATAGTCATTGTTGTCATTACCTTACCGGTTGCCGTCTTAACTCGCTGAGACGATTTGGTGACAATTCCGGTTACTGTGGCTGTGACGGGCTTTGTTTTTCGGTATGTGCGCATGGATCACCTGCTGGCTGCTGAGATTACGGATAGTATAACGCATTGATAACGCTTAATTCCCGCACAGAGACGGAATAACTTCTGCCATTGGTCATTGACTTAGTGACCAACGGTGCCGCGGGAAAATCCCGTATATAAAACCTTACCGTTCAGCCTTGCCGTAATCTTGCCGTTAATCCTTGCCCCATGCCTTGTTGTAATCTTGTTGTTCTCCGAGACCGTCACTTTGCCCCGCAAAGCTATACATCACAATTTAAATTCTGCACTGATAGTGAAATTATTTAATAATATCAATTTAATGATGGATTATTACCGCTAGCGATATATCAAATTATGATAAATGGACATATCAAAACCCTCACCGTAATCTCACCGTCCTGCTACATAATCAGGACCGTAATGGGACCGTGCTATCGAGATGATATATTTCCCTCATTGGTGAGGACGACACAGTTTAACGTACTAGTACTACAGCCGTATTCACTCTTCTCGATAGGGAATAATCCCATAGAACAGCTTGAATTGATGTTATTTCTTTGTTTTTTGAGTATCAGATAATGCATTGGTTTTACTATTGTTACGGCTGTAGTACTAGTAAATAGCGTCATTCAGACGCTTAAAAAACCATTTCGTTTTGGCTCTTTCGTAATGAAAAATCAACGTTAATTTTGATTGATTTTCTGTAGTAAGTGACAGGCATTATTTTTTTAAAAATGTATGATATAGGTTCTATTTTTAGGTTTTTGGAGAAAAATAACATGGCAGACACGGAAAATACCGCAGTTACCAACCGAACAACTAGAAGAAAGATAAAGCCGAAGTCTTACGCATCAGTATCTTTTACTTTGCATGTTGACACAGAAATTGTTAAATCCCTTACAAGCAGAAGGTTGTTTAAATGCAGCCGTGAGGCGTTCACGCTTTCAAAAAGTCTTCAAAAATATCTCACCATACCAGAAGACCACATGAGATCCCGCGCTGTTGCCATCAATACCACGCTGGAATCTGTTATCGGGATGGCACAAACTGATTTGCAGAATATTGATATTCACATCACTAGCATCATTGAAGGCGTCAGAAAAGAGCGATTAGAAAAAATGGGTAAAGACAATCTGTTACCTGTGAGATCCCTGACTTCGACTGACAGATCATTTTAAGCTTTCATTTTCTCAACAAGAGTCTCATAAGGCGTTTTACCTTTCAAGCCACCATGTGGTCTGTCATAGTTGTAAAACGCCTCCCATTCTGCCAACTTAGCCTCTAAATCTACGTCTCCTTTATAGTTCAGTATTTGGTAAAACTCTTGTTTATCGGTAAGATGAGAACGTTCAACTTTCCCATTAAGATTGGGGCTGGCTGGTCTGATATACACATGTTCAAGTCCCAGGTCTTCACAATGCCAATGGAATTTGGACTGAAATTCGTGTCCATTATCTGTGCGGATCATTTTTATTCTGAAAGGGAATTTCGCTACGACATAATCAATAAAATCAATGGCACAAGCCTGATTATGTTTTTCATAAACTTTCAGTGCCCTGATACGCGTAGCATCATCAATGGCTGTATACTGGAATCTGCGTACTTTATTTCCATTTTCATCTTTGAAGTTTAAGAATTTAACATCAACCTGAACATGGTGCCCTGGGGTTTTCTTTTCGTACCGTTTAATCGATTTGACCTGACGCTTTCTGAGATTTTGAGGAAGTCGGTTAAGGCCATGACGGCACAGAACACTGTAAACGCCTGACAAAGAAACTTTCAGGTCATGATATCGGGCCAAATACCACGCTATTTTGGCACTCCCAAAATGATAATTTTTGCGTAGATATAAGATCTTCTCTTCAATGATAGGGGCAACACGGATAGCCGGATTTTCCGGGCAGGGTTTGCTATTAATTAACCCTTTTTCCCCCTTGGCCTCATAATCCTTTTTCCAGCGGTAAAAAGTATCCCGGGATATTCCCCAATAACGGCATGTTTTACTGACGTTACTTCCTTCTGCTGCATGAGCTAATATTTTGAGCTTTCTTCTGACTTCCTGTTCTTCTTTCTTGTTCATATTAACCTCAACTATTACCTGTTAAATATACATAAAACTGTCAGTTGAGGTCTAAAAATTCACAATTATCAGTGATTGGGATATAGCCATCATCACCAACCCGAACAGGAGTATTAAAAACCGATAGTTCTCTCACGATGCTTATCCTTACTTAGGTAATGAACCTTTGCCGCAATAGGAGATCAGCCCATCGAGTAGCATCAGTTTTAGCTGATCCCTCAAAGGCTCATTCCTAAATAAAGGCTCGATGTTGAGATTAGCGCTGCGGTGCGCGGTGAAATGCAGATACAAAAATGCCACCAGCGTTAACTGATGGCATGGGTATTCCTTTAACCACTCAAGGGAGTGGGTAAAAAAATATTCTGTTTAGTTTCAAATGTTAATCAATTGTTAAGAATTATTCGCTTGTTTTTGAGTGGAGATAGGGTTATTAGGTCTATCGTTCGTTGGTGTAGTCAGTGATATATGGTGAGTAAAATGAAAAAATATCTTCTTCTTTGCCTAGTAGCAGGCTCGACTCTTTTAGCTTCGATGCAGACTTATGCTAATCTCTGCTTACCCTTTGCTTGGTCACCCATAGGATATGCAGAGTGTATAGCTACCTGTATTGTGGTAAATCCGGATCAACCGTTGAGTTACTGTGCATAATAACAATCAAGCAGGAGACAGGATGGCTCCTGCTTCCCCCAGTATCATTCCTGAGGTTGCAGTCTGTTTTTGTCTATTTCCCTTATTGCCTGTTTATCCAGATTGCACTGTTCAATCACTGTCAGTAACTGTTCATTCAGTAACAAACTGTCACGCCATGTCATTGCATCGGGTATCACGGGCGGTAGGCAGTCAGTGAGCAGAGGCGCCGGAATGAGTATCAGTGGCAGCGGAACGTATTCGGTTCGCGTGTTGTTGCAACCGGATAGCAACCCCATCAGGCACAATGCGATTGGCGCAATCATGATTGGCAACCACGGTTTTGATGGCCGTTTGTCTCTGTTCAGAATCCACGGCTGACCGGTTCCGGTTTTCGCTATTAATTCGTGAGATGTCATTGAATAACCTGATGGATTGATAGGTGTTATCGGTGATGAGTTGCTGGCGTTGGTTTTGCTGTTTCAGTGAGGCATTTTGCTGATTTAGGTGCTCGTTCTCTGCATACACTGAGTAGATGGCATGGACGACCATGCCTATCAGCCCGATACCAACTATCGCAGCCATCAATTTCATTTTCATTTTCATAGCAATTCAAATGCCCGCGTGAAAACATTATCGGAATACGGCTGCTGACCGTTTTCCATCCGTATCATTGCCTTGACTAATGCAGTCATCGTTTCCTGATGGTTGACATCAATCACTGCATCACTGGCAATACCGACCGCCTGACTCACATAATTAATGTATGCCTCAGTGTCGTTTTCTATTTTTGGTGCCTAGCGGGAAATAAACTGACGGATCGTATTATCGCCATATTTGCGTTCGTAATTACGCAGAATTTTCAGCATCGCCCTGATGCCCCACGCCGGCGCCGTAAATTGACAAAAATCATCGTCTGTCTGGTGCGCACGCAGCCCCTGCCATTTATCACCGTGGCGAATGTTGCCCGGATTGTGATTACGTACGCCTCTACTCATCGGTTCGCCCCAAATTTATTTTTGAGAAAAATAAATACGGATTCGATAATCGCCCCAATTTTTTTGGTGCCTAAAAATCCGATGAACACACCAAAAAACTGCGCCAGACTGAGCGGCAAATTCGCATATTCCAGTGCGGTAATAATCCCAATACTGATAAACGAACAAATCGCCGCTTCAGCCAATGACGCCATCCAACCCGCACCATTTCGTTTCTCACGCGTGAATGCGGTTACCGCCGCCAGCAGCATTCCCGCAATGAGCGGGGCATTTATCATTATCCAGTCCCAGGCATACGCCCAAAACTCTGTGTTTTTTTCAGTCATGCGCATATTCCACCCCATCTGAACAATGGGCGTCCGTGGGGTGAGATAGTCGCCCCTGTGAGTTGAGTTAATAGGTTGCTAGAAGAAATGCGTGGATACGGAGGTACTGAGAGTGATTGCGGTGGCAAATTAGGTAACAAAAAAGGCCACTCCATGCGCAGCCTTGAATTTGAACTAGTCGGTCTCACCGACAGGTTGAGTTGTTCGGAATGACCGAACATGTGATACTCATGCTAGATTTTAACATTTAATACAAAAGGATTTTTATGCAACCGAACGATAAAAACCCACTCAAACAAAAGTCATTTAAATTCATTCTTGCCGGTGTGATATTACTTTTTATGGCGAGTATTAGATTTATTCAATATGATGATTTTTTACTGGGTACCGTCGAAAGCTTATTGGCTATTGGGCTTGTTCTCTTTGGGCTTAAATTGAAAAAAGGCGAAAATAAAAAGTAGACTACTAGATTCCCTCGAATTCGGGGGAATTATGTTGACCTGCCCCCGATCGGATTCAGCCATACCCATTGTTGATTACGGGTAGAAATGAAAAAGCCCCGCGAGTGCGAGGCCTTGAGATTCAGGGTGTAGATTTATTTCCAGTTGAAGAAAAAATGCAGCGTATTACCTACGTTTTGTTTCAGTAGGTCGCCTAGTTGTTTTGCGCCGTCAGAGGTATAGACGAAATCAGTTGTAGACTTTGAGGTTGAGCCAAGATTATACGTTAAACCATTCGCCGTTACTTCAAGAGCTTTACTCCCTAAGTCTGGTTGGTTTTGGGTGTCAACTAGCAATACTATATTATCAAAAGTACCGATAGTGCTTTCATATAACCTGAAATCTGAGATACCCCCAACACCTATGGTGCTTTGAAGATTGGTCAGAACACCAAAAGTAGATTCACCCGAACTTAAATCCCCCGCTTTGGTCATATACCCCCAATCTTGACTCTCACCATTACCATACTTGCTAGTCCCTATCTCAAGATCAAAAGACAGCATACAACCCATCTTTGTCCAATCACAAGCCAGCATGTCTTGTTGCTCAGGATTCCAAGCAAAAGTTCCCTCTTTATTTCCCTGTTTAACAGCCTGGTCATCTTTTCCAATATTATCGCCGTAAATGTAGGTATTAGCATCCCAGACATTACGACGTACATTATTCCCCAAATACACTTGAATCATTGCCCAAGGGAAAGAACCGACTGGCGCAGATACATCATTGTCAATTTTATAACTGACAGTAACATGAGCTTTATATTGCTCAGGATCAAACGGGCATTGTTTATTATCCAGCTTATTAACCTCAGACATAAATCCCTCACTTTATTATTCGTTAGTGGTCATTTCATCCTACTGCTAAGCCAGTTAATATTACTTAGGTTGTGTTTTTATCTCAATTTAACATCCGTTAACAGAATTAATACGCATTAAAATAGGGTTTCGTATTATAAAATATTCCTATTAGTCGAGTACGTGATTCTGTGAGTTGTAAATTCAAATTTTACTGCTAATTCTGAATATCCCGTGTTGGATATAGAGCAATAAAAAAACTCCGCCGAGGCGAGGCCTGATAATTCTATTCTGTTTCAATGAGAGGCAATAACCCATCGTTAGAGTAACGATGGGTTATTTTATTCAACAAATCAACATTAAAGTTCCACAAAAATTTTATTAAGAGAAATTAATTTCTCTTTTTGTGATTTTTGATAGAACAAAATCAGCAACAGCCTCCTCTGTAAAACACTCCTCTATCAGCGATTCATAGAAGGGCTTAAAATTTCGTGACCATGTTGGCTGGCTTATTTCTATCACCGAGTCGCAAATGGCCCTTCTAACTTCTTCGGCTGGCAACCGAGAGTAACCGCGTCCTGAGCATTTAGGGCAGGTTTTATAAACCGGAATACCGATCAACTCAGTTTGTGTTTTATCCAATACCTCTCCGCGACCGTTGCAACGGCAGGAATGGCGAACAGTCGATTTTCCCTTACATGTCGGGCAGACTACTTTTACAACCTCACGTATCTCTCGCAACTTCTCATATGATGATGGGGTAATTTTCAACCCCATATAGCAGAATCATAATACTATGTCATAATGTCTGTGACTTCCAATAACAAGGCAGAATTGAGATGGGTTACAGTCTGGATTTCCGAAAAAGAGTACGGGCATACAAAGACAAACATTCATTGACATTCGAGCAAACAAGCAACCACTTTGAGGTTTCTATCCGCACCTTGTTTCGGTGGAGTCACAAAATAGCGCCCTGTATGACGCGTGATAAACCGCCCACTAAAATTAGTGACGAGGCACTTATCGCCGATGTCCGAAATGACCCCGATGACTATCAATGGGAAAGGGCAAAACGGCTGGGCGTCTCACAATCAGCTATCCATTACGCCTTGAAACGGCTGAATATCACCGTCAAAAAAAAGCTAAAACACCCCAAAGCTGACGCACAGGCTCGTCAGGCGTTTGTCGAGCGTATCCGCCACTATGAACACGCGGGCAAATCGATTGTTTATCTGGATGAAAGCGGTTTTGCGCAGTCTATGCCACGCACACACGGTTATTCGGCGAAAGGGCTGCGGTGTTTCGGCACACACGACTGGCACGCTAAAAGTCGCATTAATGCCATTGGCGCCATCATCAAAAAGACCTTCATCACCTTAAGCTTGTTTGCAGAGAGCATTAATGCGGATGTTTTTCATGCCTGGATGACCCAAGATTTATTGCCAAAGCTCCCAAGCCGGACAGTAATTGTCATGGATAATGCCTCATTCCATAAACGAAATGACACGATAAAAGCGATAGCAGACCACGGATGCCAATTGGAGTGGTTACCTGCTTACAGTCCGGATTTGAATCCCATCGAACACAAATGGGCCGAAGTAAAAGCGATAAGAAGACGTGAAAGATGTTCAATTGATGAGTTGTTTATGGAACATGTGGAGCATGCCTAATTATATTGATTTAGCTATAGCAGACAGCAGATGTCAACTGGAATGGCTTCCCGCTTATAGTCCGGATTTAAACCCTATAGAACACAAATGGGGCGGAGCAAAAGCGATAAGGAGGCAAAAAAGAGGTTCAGTTGATGAGTTGTTTACGGAGCATATTAAATATGTCAGGTTATGTTGATTCTGCTATATGACCTGCTCCCCGTTGATTAACACACGGCAATGTTAGTAATGCACCCTCGGCGGTGAAAACAGTTTCGTACTTCCGCTTTTCGCTCATAACCGCCCAAATACCTTCCTGTAGAAGGCACAAAGCCAGAAGAGAACGTTCTCTACTATGTCTTATTTACTGTATTTACATCCTTTTCTGTTTGAGGGGGCGTACTGCCAGAGCAAGTGATGGCTAATACAACGAAGGTTTAGATAAAAACTTTTATTTCCTACCCCTTAAAAATCTTTTTCACCCTCTCAGTTATCCACCCTCTGCACAATACCCTGAAAGCCTTGCTACATCTGGGTTTGATACAATTAATATGATATTCACTAACTGTATCATCTGTTCACCCATTTTTTACACTAATGAAGAGAATGTATAGTTGATGTATAGTTAAAAAATAACTATACATCTATTATTTTATTTTAAATACAGTAGGATAATTAAAATGGTGTATAGAATGCAGACCTAAAACCAAAAGTTTTATGCAGGTGATTTAAAGTCTCGACACTCAGGCACAGAAGGTAGCCATTCTTCTGCTTCTTCCGATAACTCGACGTTATAAGAGTAACCTTTCTTGGTACGCATTTTCCGATACTCTTTCCGGTATTCCAGCATAATTTTGGGAAGTGATTCACCAAACTTAGTCAGTGTTAACGGACGTTCAAAGCCGTGCGCTTCCATAAAAGAAAGATAAGCATGATATAAATACATTCTCGGTGCCCGTGGGCTGATATTCTTATTGCCCATCTTCATACCGGTAACATCATTGGCGGATACCAAATAACCACAAAAGCGATACAATGGATCGGAATGACTCTTTACCGTTAACGCTTCGTTCGAGTCACGTTGCATCTGTAGCAGTTTTTTAGCCTTATCCTGGTCGGCAAATTCGTTTAATAAATGACGGATAATCACCGGCAGTTCCCGACTGATTTTCTCCGGCAACTGCGGGTCTTTCTCGGATTCTTTGACCGGAATATTAAACGGGGAATATCACCCGCCGCCGTGCAATGCCGCCATTGCGCTCTGTAAAGCTCATGGGTTCGTTATTGGTGGCTAATATTACGGCTTTAATGATGGTAGAAAATTGCTTCTCATATTTTCCGTCAACTTCAATCAGATCGCCGCCGGTAATGGCCTTAATGCCTGCGCCTTCACCAACATATTTAACCTGATCGGGCAGCGTAATTAAGCTCTTGCCGACAAACTGATAACGGCCTCTGGCCTCATCCAGCGCTCTCATATTGCCACTGGCGGTATTGTGCTCTCCCGCCAGTAAGGTGGCGATATATGTAAATACGCTTTTACCGCTGCCAATCTGCTGCCAATTTTGAATTTTCGTGCAGTTTAAAACCAAGAAAAAAGCCACCTTACGGTGGCTCTTTTTATCCCCTAACTCACTGTATTATCAGTGAATTTTATATTTCCAAGGCGGGACTAGTAAGTTAAGTTAGTTAATTGAATTAGTTGGATTTATTTGGATTTATTTTTACTTATTTATTTTATGCCCCTTTTTGTGCCCCTGCTTGATGCTACTTTGCAAATTCAACTTAGAGAGTCATACTTATTATGTTTATGTGAACTCCAGCTTGATTTATACCTAGAGTTAATAAGTAATCATATCAATGGTAACTTAAATCAGACCATCAACTGGCTCTGTTTTGAGATACTCCGCTGCTTACGGCGTGGTTGTTCATTATCTAACGTAAGAATTACGAAGCGTTCCTAGCAAAGTTAGTCCATGTACATTAGCATTCCCATCACCACTGACTAAGACAAATTGTGTATTACTGCCAGATAAAGAAGGGTAAATTCTGTTAGTTAAAAACTCACTAACAGTTGTAGAGTCAGAAGCTCGGCGTTGATATGGATAATCAGGTAAAGTTAAATTACCATTTCCTCTTATAACAAGTCGAACTCCTTCAATACCAAAAACTTGACGTTCAAAATCATATACAGATGCCATTTTGCTCTCCATTTTATTGATTTTAAGGCAATACTAATCCCGTAATTGCTTGTGGTTGTTACCCTAGATCTTAAAAGCGAATGAGCACTAGATCTAAGCGTAATCTAAACAATCACTCAATTCAGTTTGTACTTACTGAGCATTAAAATCAATGGCTATTCACTGTTTATTTTACATTAATAATGGCATTATTTTTGGTTTATTTTAAGGTTATTGTGGTTTTTTTCATCTCATTGCACTCGATTTATGAATTTTTTTTGCAGAAAATAGCCACATTATCGTGATAATTTACAGATTTTAAGTATTAATTTGAAGGTATTAATTTTTATGATAAGAATGATTTTTTATCTTAAAAGAGCTATCTATGTATTTACAACAAAATTACGCTGGTTTATTAATGTAACTTATTGAAAATAAGTTACATTAAAGACCTAAAATTACAATAAAAACAAAAATTATTTAATGGATTAAATTGTGACTCGGCTCACAACTATAAGTTAGATGATGATGCGTGAAATGGTGGAATTATTTTTCTCAAATGTGAGGCTTATATATAAAAAATTACTCTAAAGCTTTGCTGCGAATTTTGCGCTCGATGAACTGACCGTTCATATCAAAATACCGACTAGGCCAGATTTCTGAGGGATGAATTCCGAGATAATTTGCAATAATCCATTCGCCTTTAGGCCACGGACGAGAAAGTGTATTTGCTAATGTCGATGAACTGAGTCCTGCTTCACGAGAGACTGCCGCTAAAGTTGTACCGCGCTTACGTAATGCAGCAATAATATCGGCTTGATGCCAGTCATTTTTAACGTTATTCATTCCTGCTACCCCTTCCATTAATTAATCATTGATGGTGGCAATCCAGACAGGGTTCGCAGTACCGGAGAATACCCAACCGGCGAGGCCAAAGCCTCCCCTGTCTGAACCGCCATTGAAAGGGCGATAGCAAGCACGCTGGTAGTATATTTCTACCAGCGGGGTATTTTCTCAAGGCTGCGAAACCTTACCACCGGATTTTGCCGATGGCAGGGCTACTTTAACGAATTGTTTTATCTGGTTCAATAAGCGAATCAGTAAAACAGCTTAACTTTTTACGTTATATCCCATTGAACGCGTTCAGGCGCAGTTGCTGCTCTTTACTTAAGCTAAACGCAAAATCTTCATGCTCTATCTGCCATGTGCCAAAACTCATCAAAAACGCAATCGCAGGATCTATCTTATTCGCGGATTTCTTCTTATTCGGCTTGATATTGGCGTTCGCGTCCGTTTCCATCACCACATTGGACACTGCCCACGCAAGTACCGGATCGCCGTTGTGTCGAATGACCTTGCGATTCACGAATACCTCTGCCGATTTAGCTACGGGACTAAAGCGCATATAAGTTTGCGGGAACGGCTCAACGTCCAACCCCGCACCCTGTAGCTGAGTTCTCAGGTGCGTGGCGTTCCATGTGTCAAAGCCGACCAGCTTGATATCAAACTGCTGGCTGTCTTTAAGAATATCATCGCGGATACGGTCATAATCAATGCAATCGCCTGTTGTGGTACGTATCCAGCCTGCTTGTACCCATTGGCGATACACCGCCCGATTCTTGTTAGCAGGGTTCTGCAATTGTGCTTCGGGCAGGTAATGACGGGTCAGTAATAACAGTTCGTTATCCACCGGGAAGGTGTAACAGATACTGGTGATATCGCCTGTTGAAGACAAATCCAGTCCGGCGTAGCACTCCAGTCCTTTGAGGTCATTTTCATCATAATCTTGCTGGCAGGCTTTCCATGCGCCTTCACCCATCCACGGCGTTTCGCCCTGGCACCAGATATTAAAGCGTTTGGTTAACATCTCTGTCCATTGTGAGGGAATGCCGCGGGCTTTCTGGATAGTGTCATGCAGGGCGGCACTGTCTACCGAGACATCCAGATTGGGATTGGCCTTGATCCAAAGTGCTTCATCATCAATCTCACTCTCATCGTCCAGTTCGTAAATCAGGGCGAACAGCGATTCGTTTTGTTCTTCGCCATCCAGTATCTGACAGCAATAATCATAGTGCTGTTTACAGGCCGATATCACGTTACTGCCTGCGGTGGTAATGGCGAACAGGAGTCCTTCGGGACGGGCACCCATCCCCAATTCAAGCGCAGAGTACACGGCGTTATCGGGGTGTAAATGGTACTCATCGACAATGGCCAGACTAGGATTTGTCCCCTCAATCGTGGCGGCTTTGGAAGCCAGTGGCTTTAACAGGCTGTTGCTCTTTGGGTAGGTAACTTTATGTTGCTGGATAGCGACCCGTTTTTTCAGGGGCTTGGATAACAGGCACATCTGGCGGGCATCATCAAAGACAATCCGCGCCTGATCCCGGCTCACGGCGGCGGTGTAGATATCCTGCTGGCCTTGCTCCATCACCAAAAACCAGTTAGCCAGTATGGCGGCCACTGTGGATTTGGCATTTTTGCGCGGCACCTGAATATACGCGCTGCGGTATTTTCGGCGTCCGGTCGCTTTGACTTTGAAGCCGAACAGGTTAGCAAAGGCAAACTGCTGCCACGGTTCAAGCATGATGGGTTGACCACGTAAGTGGCCTTTGACGTGCGGGCAGAGACGGGAAAAGCCGATAAAACGCTCGACGACTTCGCTATCGAACGTATAAAGCGGGTTATGCAGGTCGCTATAATAGCGTTTCACGGCCTGTTTTACCCGCTGACAGGCCGGAATGGTGCCGTTTTCGATAGCAAAAGCATACTGTTCCCATGCGTTCATCGTGGTATGACTCAGGCTATCAGTGCGTCTAAATCATCAGGTTCGTCACTTTCTATCGGATTCCGGCGCCGGGATACGGGATCAAAACCGAGCAACGACGACATTTTTATCATGATTTTTTCGGCATCCGCTTTCGCTTTCAGTGACGGATTGCTGGTCGCTGCGCCGCGTGAACCTTCCACCGCGAACCCGCGCACTTCAATGTCTTCAACGGCTTTACGGTAAATCGCATAGTTGACGCAATACAGTTCTAAGTTGTTCCAGTCCGCCGGACTGAGATCTTCCCGTTCATTGAGAATTTTGGCTTTTGATTTCCATTGCTCGGCGGCGATGTCGTTCAAATAAACCGGGGGTTTGGGTGCTCTTGCCATAATATTCTGATTCCTATGAAGTTACTGCTATTGAAAAAAGTGCCGTGCGTAAAAATTGGAGGGGGCGGCGGTGCCATGAGGCAGGGCATTTGTCATGTTTGACTCCCCTACCCCCTCTGTACGCTCTCCTAACGATCCCTGAAACATTCCATTAGCTCCCCTGTCACGTTGTGTCTTGCGCTTCGTTGTGAGCTTATCAGGCGCAATCTGTTTCGATTGTCGATAGCGTTCACAGTGCTTTAATAGCCTTTAACTCATTGATTTGTTTCTTGTTCGTTCATGATTGATACATCCAGTCATGACGCGGCACCGCGCTTTCTTCCTGTTCCCGATATTCACCGCGCTTGCGTTTCTGCTTGGTTATCGGGTCTTGGGTAAACGTCTTGGTGTTATGGCAGCGATGGCATACGGATTGATGATTGAAGTCAGGCCAGAACAACACATCACTGTCACCGTCTATCGGGATAATGTGATCAACAATGGTTGCCGGGGTGTAGGTATTGGCTTTCAGACACATCACACATAAAGGGTTCGCTTTAAGGTACATCAGCCGATACTTACCCCATTGATTGCTATAGCCGCGTTGGGTTCGGGGGCCTCGTTGCTTATCCTGCTGACGTCTGGTTTCCCGTTGGTGTTGTTCACATCGGCCTGATTTCACCCTCTCGCGGCAGTTCGGGTAGCTACAACGTTTTAAGGGTTGCCACGGCATCAGTAAACTCCCACATCACGATAGACAGACCACAGCGATTTAATGGTGAACGTGTCTTTTCGCTTAAACGGCCACATAGTTACACCTCGGACAGTTGCAGCCAGTAATGACGCAAATCGGCATCACGGGGTTTAGCGGCATTCAGTGAACGCCTGGCAATCTCGACCCCACTTTCAGGATAGGCGGGTAAGCTAGTGATGGTGATTTCCCGTAATTCGGCTTCTAAGACGGTTCTGACGTAAGGTTCCTGACCCACATCCCACTGATCCTTCAATGCCCTGAACCCGAAGGACATCCCGGAAATATCGCCACGTTCAACCAGCGTTAACACATCGCGCCCTAATTGCGTATCAGGCGGGGTTAACTCAAAGCGTAGTCCGGTGGCATCTTCACTCAACTGCAACGTACCGGAGGTGGTGCGGCCTAACAGGTTCATATGATCATGTTCATACAATGCCCGAACATCAGTCTTTGCCGTCAAGCTGGCACGAAAGGCATTCGGGGCGAATTGTTCAACAAATTCATCCCATAGGATTTGGGATCGGCTGTTCCACTTAATCACATAGCCGGTCAGTTTTTTATCACTGGCAGACAGTGAGGCAGTGCGGATTTCAAAATCGTTATTCATCTTATGGACTCCAAGACTGAAAAGGGGCTTTTCGCCCCTCTCGCTTATTTACTGGCTGCTTTCACTTCCAGCACCTTGATGGCGTTGGAGTCCACCAGACCGCCGCCCAGATATTTATCGGTATGTACCTTATAGAAGCCCGGTTCGGTAATATTGTCAGGGCGGGTACGGGTGCCTGTCTCATGGTCAACGATGAAATAGCCGCGCTTGAAGTCACCCAGACCAATCACGCCATCCGGCATAAATTCAAGGTAATGGACAGACAAGCCCAGCAGCAGATCCGGATCACCGGCCTGTAAACGCTCACGCCAGATATAATCGCCGTTGCCGTTTTTTAGCTTCTGCACCTGCGCGGCGGTCGTGGAGTTCATTACCCACACCGCATTTTTACGGTATTTATTTTTGAGTAAGAATTTCAGGTCAATCAGGCTATCGGCGGAAAGCGTGGCAGCGTCCAGCTTCTGTAACGTGCCAAATGCACGTACCTTATCGGCTTGAGTGTCACGGGGATAAGACAAGAAGCCTTTCGCTTTTTTGCTGCCGTCACCGCTCACAAGGTCAGTTTCTTCGGTATCAACGAAGGTGTCGGCAATTTCTGACGTCAGCCAGCCCAAGATATCCACATCGCTAAAATCGATAATCTCTTGGGTGGTTTTAGGATAGGCGTAAATCGGGAACAGCTTGATGCTGACTTCTTCCATCTTCGGCGTGCCCGTCTCACCGCGTGCCTTACCTTCTTCGCCGTGTGTCACGGCTGCCCCACCGACTGAAACCAACTGTTTATATTCGTTGCTGCGGGTGGTCTTAATGGTACAAATCCGGCGCATGACCGACTCATCAGCCAGTTGCTGCATGATTTGTTTATTCAGTTCCGGGATAACGGTATAGCCGCCCCCTGAGGGGACGCCTGTAGACAGGGTACGGGTTTCGCCGGTCAGAATATAGTGGCGCAGTTCGTCATTGCTGAGTGTTTCACTGGCAGGCTGATTCTTGACCTGACTGCGTTCTTCATCAGCAATTGACTCATAACGGGCGATTTCCGTATTCAGCGTGTCGGACTGGTTGCGCAGTTCGTCAAACTGCTTCGCTTCATCTTCGGTCAGGGAACGCTTTTCACCTTCGGCCTTGGTGAGCAGGGTGCGCATTTGTTCGGTAAGAGTGGCCTTTTGCTGGCGTAATTCGAGTAATTTTTTCATGGTGTTTTGTGGTTGGTTATTCTGCTTAAAACACTATTTAACATCATGAAAAATGATAAAAAAGCCCCTGACATTCAGAGGCTAAACTTGCGAAAACATGAGGACGGAATATTTACAAAATTTTTCAATTACATAACTTAATATCTTTAACATAAGTAGTAGGTGACATCCATGAAATTTTATCGCATGTCAGATAACCATCACGTTTTAACTTATAGCTAACATAAAAAGAGACAGGTAAGCTGATGATAAATGATAAAATTGCTAATCTAACCAGATAGTTAACAATTATCTTGTTAAATTTTGGTAACCTATCAAAGATAAAGAAAAAAACAAAGCCTGAAAACGCGTAAAATAATAGAGGTGAAGACATAACAACCATGACAACAGTGGCAGAAAATGTTATTTCATCTTTCATTAATATTAATGAAACAGCATCATCAATGATGACACCAATCATAAATGTTACTAACAATAATAATATTATCGCACCTAATACTTTAAAGTATTTACTATTCACCTAAACCTTCCTAATCCATTAAAAAAATATTGTAAGTCTGCTTCCGGTGTTCTTGGTTTTCTTTTCATTTCTTCTTTCAAAAGTGCTATTAATTTTTCACTTAGCCCATATTTCTTATCAAGAAAATCTAAAATATAAGCTACTGAAAAACCAGCAAGTAGAACTATTACCGCAGCAGCAATAATACTTCCACCTACCAAAGCAGTGGCAGTTACAAGTGAACCGACAGCCCAAGAGGAAACAGCAACAATAGCTGTTTTAGCCATATCCATTGTTATGTTTCCGATAAAATCAGCTAGCGTATATTCATCCTTAAAAATACTTTCTATCAATCTATAGGCAATCGAAAATACAATACAGAATCTAACACCTTTAACAACGCTTGCATTAAGCCCCTGCTGCCCTATTCCCATTCCAAGCATTTTGGGGTTTTTGGCACGATAGCGTGTCCCCATAATACGACTCCTAAGACCTGCATGCCCCGACAGGTGAATATACTTTTCCCCATTTTTTCCTACATGTTCTGTAGCTTTAATGCCCAAGCTCTTAAACTCTCTGCAAACTTCAGAAAACCCATGCGCATCATAGATATTTCCCGCATAAGTGGAAATAGGATCAGTGACGGAAAATACAGGTGCCATCGGATTTTTTATCTTGTTGCCTGCGTCCGTACCTCTTGCAAATGCTTCTTCATAACTTAGATGTTTTTCGTCCATACCTCTTGCAAATGCATATCCATAACTTGGACTTTGTGGACGGCGGTGGCTGATATCCTCAATAATACTTTTGGCTTCCGCTAATGTGAGGACAAAGTGATATTGGGTATTATCCCTCAATACTTTTTCTAGCCCAATAGCATCAAAAAATTCATGTTGAGGCGTTAACTGGTTAATGCCCACTTTCCCATTTAAGTAATCGCCAAGATATCCATCCCAAGTAGGATTATATTTCTTATGTGTCATTCCTCAATTCTCCGTAACATCCCCTATCAATCAGGCAGAATATAACAATAATACTTATCAATTCCAGTGTATATAAAAGTACACCAGTAAATTTGTGATGAACTTCCATTCTTAAATGAAATCAGATAATTACCCAATCTAAATTTCAGGTAATGCCACAATAAAAAACGCATTGATGTACTCAATTTATCTTTCCAGATTCACCCGCCTTTTATTTACCTGCCAGAGGAAACCCCCTGAAAATCTTTTTGAACCTCTCAACTATGCACCCTGTGCACTTTCCATATAATACATTGATAATATGTAATTTTTAATGGTGAATACGGTGTGCACCAACTGTTCACACTGTGCCCCCCTAAATTATTCAGGAAAAGGTGAACAGGGTGCATAGTTGGTGCATAGTTAAATAACAACTGTACACCTTACTTTTTCATTGTAATTCAATATATTATATTAATTAGTGCATAGGGTGCACAGTTAACATCAAAACTTTATATAAGGGGGGTTACTTGTTCAAGTGTTCAGGAACAGCCGGAAGCCATTCGTTAGCATCATCCGTTAAATTCACATTGTAGTAATAACCCTTTTTAGTTTTAAATTTGCGATAGTCCTTTTTATATTCCTGCATCACTTTAGGCAAGGAATCCCCGAATTTAGTCAATGTCAGCGGTCTTTCAAACCCATACGCTTCCATAAAGGACAAATAGGCGTGATACAAATAGATTCTCGGTGCCCTGGGGTAAATATTCTTGGTTCCCATTTTCATTCCTAATTCTTCCCCCAGCGAGACTAAGTAAGCACAGAAATTATACAGGGGATCGGAATGGCATTTTACCGATAATGCTTCGTTAGAGTCGCGTTGCGCCTGTAGCAGCTTCTTAGCCTTGTTCTGGTCGGCAAATTCGTTTAATAAATGACGGATAATCACCGGTAATTCCCGACTGATTATTTGGGACAGTACATACTGCTCAAACCCAATACACCACAGGTCAATGACGAAATGGTGGAGGCGGTAGGACAATATGTCGAGACGGTTTGGGGGCTGGCTCAGGGTAACGAGTTATTGATCGAACAGCGCGTTGATTTTTCCGAGGTGATTGGCGTCGAAAACTCGTTTGGCACTGCCGATGCCATCATCATTAACGGCGGTGAACTGCAAATTCATGACCTGAAATACGGTCGCGGCGTGCGGGTCGATGCCGAGAAAAACGAGCAACTGATGTTGTACGCGCTAGGCGCTCTCGACCAGTTTGATATGTTGTACGAGTTTGAAACGGTACGGCTGTTCATTCACCAGCCCCGATTAAATCACGTATCAGAATGGGTGCTGGGTGTAGATGAATTGCGCCAGTTCGGGGAACGAGCCAAAGACGCGGCGGCATCGGTCATTACGATATTTGGGATTGCACGGTGTGAAGGGGTGGACACATTACCACAAGACACGTTCACACCGGGCGAAAAACAGTGCCGGTTTTGTAAAGCCAAGGCGGATTGCCCCGCACTGGCCGCTCACATCTGGAGCACTATTGTGGAGGATTTTGACGACCTGACACAACCGTTAGAGCCTCAGATAGCGAAGGAACAAATCCCTAAATATGACAACCAAACCCTCGCAGCCAAATACGAGCAAGTTGATTTTATCGAAAGCTGGTGCAAGGCGGTGCGGGGCCGTGTCAGTGATGAACTCAATGCCGGGCACCCTATCCCCGGATTTAAATTAGTCGAGGGTAAACAGGGTAACCGATCATGGAGTGTTGAGACAGACGCCGAAGTGATGTTGAAAACGCTCAAGCTCAGGCAAGATCAAATCTACACCAAGAAGATTATCAGCCCTACCCAAGCGGAAAAAGTGCTCAAAAAAGAGTACCCGAAAAAATGGGCTAAGTTAGAGTCCCTGATTACCCGGCCTGACGGTAAACCTACCGTTGTCCCGGAATCCGATCCGCGTCCAGCACTGGACATTAATCCTATCAACGATTTTGACGACATATCTGACGATATGTTCTCGTAATAACCTCTAAAGAGATAACAAAATGAAAATTAGTTTAAAACAAGTGCGTCTGGCATTCCCTGATTTATTTGAAGCAACTCAGGTTAATGGGCAAGGCGATTTTAAATTCCGTTCCACGTTCCTAATTCCAAAAGAGCGCAAAGATTTAATTGCCGAAATTGAGGTTGCAATTAAGAAAGTGGCTACCGAAAAATGGGGAGCTAGAGCTGAGGGTATTATTAAAAGCATTCGCGGAAACAACATGCGATTTAATTTCCGTGATGGCGATGATAAACCGGATTACGACGGTTACGCGGGTAATATGTATATTTCCGCCAGTAACAAATCGCGGCCACTGGTTATTGATCGCGACCGTTCGCCACTCACGGCACAGGATGGTAAACCGTATTCCGGCTGCTATGTTAACGCCACTATCAGTATTTTTGCGTATGAAAATAACGGCAAAGGCATTTCGGCATCGCTCTCAGGGGTTCAGTTCTTCCGAGATGGTGACGCATTCGCAGGTGGCGGCGTCGCCTCAGTAGACGATTTTGACGATATCAGCGAAGGGGCTGACGCCGAAGCCGACGTTTTTAATTGAATATATTTTACGCCCCGCTTCATGCGGGGTACTTATTAGGATAAAAACCATGACACAAAAAGTATTAACCAAAGATATAAAAAGCGAAATTGTTAAAAACGCACTGATTAAAGCGGGTATTTTCGAGAAAGACGAACAATTATATAAAGACCGCGCGAATTGGGCTGAGAAAATACGAATTGAAGCCATCGGTGGCGAAAACATGGAACAGGACATCCAAAATGTTTTATCCGAAATAAAAACGTTGGCGGCTAAAATTCCCGAAGCAGTGCGTGAAAATGATATGCCTGTTCGTGACACATATTATATAGCAATTAACTTGGCGGGCAGTCGTGTTGTTGCCTATTTTAACGGCGCACGTGCACGTTTCGATAATCGGGATTGCATATTCAAAATAACACCAAAGGGAACCACATTATTAGCCGATAATCCGCTGGTGAATGAATTCTATGCCCTCGAAAAACGGTACAAAGAATTAGAAATTCAACGCGAAACTATTACACATAATGTCGAAGCCGCGTTATTAAAAGTTCGCTCCGTAAAACGGTTATTGGAAGAATGGCCGGAGGCTGCCGAATTATTGCCTAAAAGCGCGGCGAAAGCCGCACCAGTTCCCGCCGTTCGCCGTGAAGCACTTAATACATTAATTGGATTACCGACCGAAGTAGTTAGTTGATTATAAAAAAAATGCCCCTTACCTTTAAGGGGCAAGAGCACGTTTATTTATGTTCAGTTAAGTATCGCGTAACTTCGGCAGAAGTATGAGGGTCTAAGGCTGAAATTAATACATATAAATCACGCTCAAATTCGCATGCTAATTTAGGATGTTTAGCCAATTCATTTATATCTTCGACATCAACCGAATTCAAAAGATCTTCATGCCTTTCTACCAATTTAACGAGGGTATTAGTCAGTGCTTCTTTCACTTTTTCAACCGGCAATCTATTCACCTCAACATGCTGTTGTATCGAATGAGTAATAGCCTCCATATATTTTCTCTGACCTGCACTATTTTCCCCCAGCTGCTTGCCAATCCTGTCTAAATCTGGATTCCCAAGTACACCAGGATGTATGGAATTGAAACATTCAATACCAGAGGGGTCCATAGCTAAAATGTCATTAAAAAATTTGGCGCGATACCTGGTATAGCCGTTAACAGCATCATCTGAAGCGGAATTCAACATTTTTGATAAGTTATTAGCAGACCATTCCCGCAGTGATAACACGTTTTTCACAATGAAATCATTCTGAGATGATTTATCCTTAATAAGATAGGAATCTCTAACTAACGAGTAGAATTCATCAAACCGCTCAGGTTCAACAATACGTATAACATCCAAAATGGGCCATGTTTTTAATATTTCGTCCTGTGGAGGGCCATTAAATTCTTTTGCTTTATCATTTACAAGACCATATCCCGCAGCAAAAAAATTGCCATAACACTAATGGCGATAACTAAATTCTTAATACTAATTTTAGAACTTCCCATGTATCCCTCACCAATTTAAAACAAATTATTATGAATAATACAACACTCTGGCTCGACCTCGAAACCTATAGTGAGATCCCGATTAGAAACGGTACTCACGCCTACGCCGAACATGCCGAAATTATGTTGTTTGCCTGGGCGGTTAACAATAACCCGGTTCAGGTATGGGATATTACCAGCAATATTCCCATACCAACCGAATTACGTAACCGTTTATTTGACCCGAACGTTATTTTGTTCGCCCATAACAGCCACTTCGACCGAACGGTACTGAACCACACGGGGTATAAAACGGATATTTCCCGCTGACGCGACACGATGGTGCAAGCGCTGGCTCACGGTTTACCGGGGGCGTTAGGTGCGTTATGTGACGTTTTAGGCATTCCCGCGGACAAAGCGAAAGATAAAGACGGTAAGTCGCTCATTCAACTCTTCTGTAAACCCCGCCCGAAAACCAGCAAAATAAGACGAGCCACCCGCCAAACACACCCTGACGAATGGGCGCGTTTTGTTGCGTATGCCGGGTTGGATATTGAGGCCATGCGCGCGGTGCATACGCGCCTGCCCAAATGGAACTATCAGGGGGCTGAACTGGCGCTCTGGCACCGTGACCAACAAATTAATGATCGTGGTGTGTGCATGGATATTGAGCTGGCGAAATCCGCGATTGATGCGGTAGAGCAAGAACAGCAGCGATTGGCAACGCGTACGCAGGAAATGACCGAGGGTGAGGTTCAGGCCGCCACGCAACGCGATGCGATGCGATGCTGCGACATATCGCCTCCGCGTTCGATGTCACCCTGCCCGATTTGCAAAAAAGCACACTGGAGCGCCGAATAGCGGACCCGGGTATCCCATCGGCGTTGCGTGAACTGTTAGCTATCCGGTTACAATCCAGTACCACCAGCACCAGTAAGTACAAGGCGCTGATGAATGGCGTTAACGCGGACGGGCGTTTACGGGGAACCCTGCAATTTTGTGGCGCATCCCGTACCGGACGGTGGGCGGGCCGCCTGTTTCAGCCGCAAAACCTACCCCGCCCCACACTACCCCAAGATGTGATCGACACCGGTATCGAGGCATTGAAAGCGGGCTGTGCCGACCTGCTCTATGACGACATCATGCAGTTAACCAGCTCGGCAGTCCGTGGCGTTATCATCGCGCCGGCGGGTAAAAAATTGGTGGTGTCTGACCTGTCCAACATCGAAGGGCGCATGCTGGCATGGCTGGCAGGGGAACACTGGAAAATCACCGCATTCAGTGAATTCGATAAGGGTATCGGTGCAGACCTCTACAAACTGGCCTATGCCCGTGCATTCAACATCCAGCCTGACGAGGTGACAAAAGATCAGCGTCAGATCGGTAAGGTCATGGAACTCGGATTGGGTTATGGCGGCGGTGTTTCTGCTTTTTTGACGTTCGCGTTGACCTACAATATGGATCTGGACGCACTCGCCGCAGCGGCGTTACCCAACATACCCGCCTCCGTCCAGCGGGACGCCATGAGCTGGTACAAAAAATCAGTTGAACAGAAACAAACCCACGGACTGAGCGAACGGGTTTTTATCACCTGTGATTCACTCAAACGCATGTGGCGCAACGCCCACCCTAAGACCGTGTCATTCTGGTATGAACTGGAAGAGGCAGTAAAGCGGGCCATCAGCTCATCCAATGTTACTATCACCTGCCGGAAACTCAGAATACGCCGCGACGGTGCTTGGCTCCGAGTGGTTTTACCGTCCGGGCGTGCAGTCTGCTACCCCGCCCCGCGTGTCGATGACGGGCAGATCAGTTATATGGGGACCAACCCCTACAGCCGTAAATGGCAACGGCTCAAAACCTACGGCGGAAAACTGGTCGAAAACGTCACCCAAGCCGCCGCCCGCGATGTGCTGGCGGGGAACATGCCACGTATAGAAGAAGCGGGGTATGACATTGTGTTAACGGTGCATGATGAGGTTTTGACTGAGGCACCGGACACACTCAATTACTCCCATGAACATCTCAGCACACTACTCGCCACTAATCCCGACTGGGCACCGGATTTACCTCTGAGTGCCGGCGGGTTTGAGGCGTACCGATATAAGAAGGATTAATAATTATGGAACGTTGTAAAACATGCCTCGGCTATTACGGTGAACCTAAACCTGTCGCTGTTGGCGAAAAATGCTGTTTTACCCTAACCACTACACGCAATGGATTCTCGTTTAATTCCCGCTCAGTAACAGGAAAATTAATACAGGTTAATGACGATGGTGGTTACTCAATCGCCTACCGGAAGAAAATATATCACGCTCTCAATATTGCCCACCCTGATGACCCGTCGCCGCTCACGCTGGCGTTTTGTGGAAGTTGCAATTGCTCTCTTAAGTAAGGCTCGCTCTATGTCATTTAAATACCGAGACAGCCCGTTATATTTTCGCACTGCGCGCGAAGCTGCGCAAATTGAACGCAAGGGCGATTATTTACGGGCATCGAAAGTTTGGAATAAAGCCGCCCGACATTCACGTAATACCGTAAATATTGAATGGGCGGAAATACGTTCTGATTTTTGTTTAAAACAAATTGAACGGGATAAATATATCAATGAACATTCGAGAAAGTGTAATCGAAAATCACTTAGTCAAAGAAATTAAAAAAGCTGGGGGAATTGCCTACAAATTTGTTTCCCCCGGTCGCCGTTCTGTCCCTGACCGAATTTGTGTATTACCCGGTGGGCGCGTGGTTTTTGTTGAATGCAAAGCACCCGGTGAAAAACCCCGACCCGACCAAATACGCGAACATGAAAGGTTACGTGCATTAGGTTGCGAAGTCGTGGTTTTGGATAATAAGAATGTGGAAGAAATATTATGACGCAAGAATTTAGTACATTAATGAAAAAAGCCTCTGAGCTAGAAAAAAAAGGCCTCCCACGTCGGGCAGCGGAAATATACAACAAAGCATTTTTAGCCGCGAAATCTAATAAAGATGAAAAAGAAGCGCTATTAGGTAATAAACGCTGCATTCGAATTTCTGCAATTAAAATACCCGAAAATATGTTGTGAGAAAAACAATGGATAAACCCATATTAAGTATGATGCGTTTCGGTTCGGTTTGTTCCGGCATTGACGCGGCCAGTGTGGCATGGGAACCACTGGGACTGTCGCCAGCATGGTTCAGTGAAATCGAAAAATTTCCCAGTGAGGTACTGCGCCATCACTGGCCGTCTGTCCGCAATCTGGGGGATATGACCCAAATCCCCACCCTGATTGCCGAAAATCAGGTTGAGGCACCGGATATTTTGGTCGGCGGCACACCCTGTCAGGCGTTCAGCATTGCAGGTTTACGCAATGGGCTGGGCGATGAAAGGGGGAAATTAACACTATCATTCGTGGAGTTGGCCAATGTCATTGATTCAGTCAGAGCAGCAAATGGAAAACCGCCCGCCATTATCGTCTGGGAAAATGTCCCCGGCACCCTGTCCAGCAGAGACAACGCATTTGGCCACCTGCTGGCAGGGCTGGCCGGTGAAAACGAACCGTTGCAGCCGTCAGGGAAACGGTGGACGAACGCGGGTTATGTGTCTGGCCCCCAAAGAGCCATCGCCTGGCGAATTCTCGACGCTCAATATTTCGGAGTGGCCCAACGACGCCGCCGTGTGTTTGTTGTCGCAAGTGCTCGAACAGACTTCTGTCCCGCCACGGTACTTTTTGAGCCAGACAGCCTGTGCAGGAATACTCCGCCGGGCAGAACGGCGGGGGAAACAATTACCATCCATGCTGGAGTCCGCGCTGTTATCGGTAGTCACGGGGAGTTAAACATTTACCGGTTGGTTTCGTTCGGGGAGTACCGAACAGATGATATTTCGTCAACGTTGCGCTCACGGGATGATAAAAGCGCCGCTGATCTGATAACAACACGCGGTGCAGTGCGCCGTTTAACCCCTGTGGAGTGCGAGCGGTTACAGGGTTTTCCTGATAATCACACACAAATCCCCTGGAATGGTAAATCCGCCTCAGATTGTCCCGACGGCCATCGTTACCGGGCAATCGGCAACTCAATGGCTGTGCCTGTGATGGCATGGATTGGAAAACGAATTTTAATGCAGGAGTAAGTAATGGATAAACCCATTTTGGATATGTGTTGTGGCTCCAGAATGTTTTATTTCGACAAATCCAATCCGGATGTTTTATTTTGTGACATTCGTAGAGAGCAATATATTTTATGTGATGGCAGGAAATTAAAAATCAATCCTGATTTAATAGCTGATTTTAGAAACCTGCCATTCGAAAATGAGGCGTTTAATTTGGTAGTATTTGATCCACCACATCTCATTCGCGCGGGTAAAAATGGCTGGCAGCGCAAGAAATACGGCGCATTGGATAAAACAACATGGCGCGATGATTTATCACGGGGATTTAGGGAGGCATTCAGGGTACTACGTCCAACGGGGACGCTGATTTTTAAATGGAATGAAACGCAAATTAAAACCAGTGAAATATTGGCACTGATAGATATTCAGCCTGTTATCGGTCATATATCTGGCAAACAAGGATACACTCACTGGATGACATTTTATAAGAGAGGCTAGTAATGACGACCAACAAAAATAATTCGCCAACATATACCGCGGAAATAGAATTAACGGATTTCGCAGAGAGTAATGATAGCGGGGTAGCATTTGGGAAAATATTCAATGACCGTCGTAAACGATTTGATGATGGGGTGGAAATAATGACATCACCGGTATTAAATCATAAAACCTACAAAACAGATGGATATATAAGAACCAAAAATTCAGTTTATAAAATCAGGGGGCATTCCGCATGAAACCATTCACCCCCCGCCCCTATCAAAACCTCATTATCAACCACCAGCTCGATATCCCCCGCTCAAATATATGGGCGGGCATGGGCATGGGCAAAACCGTAGCTACGCTAACAGCCATGAACGATCTCTATATGGCCGGCAATGAGACACAACCCACTCTGGTATTAGCGCCCCTGCGGGTGGCTCGCTCCACATGGCCCGATGAGGCGAATAAATGGGATCATCTGAATAATATCGACGTACAGCCCATAGTGGGTAGTGTCAAAGAGCGCAAGGACGCGCTCAAAAATACCAATGCCAGTGTCTTTACCACTAACTATGACAACCTCGTCTGGCTGGTGGAAACGTTGGGGGATAAATGGCCGTTCGCCACCATCATCGCTGACGAGAGCACCCGGTTAAAATCGTTCCGATTACGCAGAGGAGGGAAACGAGCGGCGGCGCTGGCAAAAGTTGCTCACAAACATGTCAAGCGTTGGGCTAATCTCACCGGCACGCCTGCCCCTAACGGATTACTGGATTTATGGGGGCAAGCGTGGTTCGTCGATCAGGGCGAGCGGTTAGGTCGGACGTTCGGGGCATTCACCAGCCGCTGGTTTGATAATTTCCAGCGGCCTGGTCAACACTGGCCGGATTTAAAACCCAAGGACTTCGCTCAGGCGCAAATCCAGCGGGCCTTGAACGATGTCACTATCTCATTAGACGCGGCGGACTGGTTCGACATTGAAGAACCTATACCCAATATTATTCGTGTTGATATGCCGCCCAAAGTTCGCCAGCAGTATACGGCGATGGAAAAAGAAATGTTTCTGGAACTGGAGGGGGTCGGTGTTGAAGCCCCTAATGCTGCAGCCAAGACGGTTAAGTGTTTACAGATCGCCAGCGGCGCTTTGTACACCGACGAGAACGGCACATGGCAGGAATTACACGACGCTAAATTACAGGCACTGGACAGCATCCTCGCCGAATCGGGCGGAATGCCCGTGCTGGTGGCCTATCATTGGAAACATGATCTGGAGCGACTACTACAGGCATTCCCAAAGGGGCGGCATCTAGACTCAGACCCTCAGACGATACGCGACTGGAATGCCGGAAAAATCCCCGTTTTGTTCTCACACCCCGCCAGCGCCGGGCACGGCCTGAACTTACAGGACGGCGGAAATATTCTGGTATTTTTTTCGCATTGGTGGGATCTGGAGCAGTACCAGCAAATCATTGAACGTATCGGCCCTACCCGACAGGCACAAGCCGGTTATCACCGTCCGGTCTTCATCCACCACATTATCGCTGCTAACACCATGGACGAAATGGTCATGGAACGACGTAATTCTAAGCGGGAAGTTCAGGACATTTTACTGGAAGCAATGAAGAGGAAGTGAGAAATATGAACGCGAGATTAATTACCCCTTGTGGTGAAAACTCAGTCAGTCTGGGACAGCCGAATATTAAGGACTACCTAAGACTGATAGCTTTAAATATTGAAGAATCTATGCTGGAAGCCGGGGCAACTCCCGGAAAAGATTATACCTTCATTGATATTTACAAAATGGCTATGCAGTACGTTAGTGTTAATAGCGTTGTTGGGGGAGAGCCAATCAGTTTTCAAAACATGTTTTAAAGAGGTAAATATTTAACATCGTTTATATAACGGTGATGTTTACCCCGAACGGTTAATTGATAATCGAGGTCAAATATGGGTGTAAAAACCGGCATCATTAGCGACGCTGATATTGCCGAACTGACGGGCTATCAAATCCCGTCCAAGCAGTGCGAAATACTCAAAGACGCCGGTATATTTTTTATCACCCGGCGGGACGGGAAACCTAGAACCACATGGGAGCATTTTAACAATCCCATATCACAGCGGGTTAGAAATTATGCGCCCGTCCCCCAAGAACCAAATTTTGGAGCGTTAGATGGGTAGGAAACGCATGAACCCCGCAGATAATTGGATGCCTCCGCGCGTTCGGCGGGGGCGCTCTGCGTATGAGTTTCAAACATATGACAATCGAACCGTCCGTTTATGTGATTTTTCAGCGACACAAGCGGAAGTTTGGGTTGCGTATGAAAAAATGATCGCTGATCAGAAGAGTGAAAACAATTTAAATGGACTGATTCAGGAATTTTTTCTGTCCGCCGATTTTTCCGTATTAGCCACCGAAACCCAAAAAGATTATCGAAAATACGCCAATAAAATACTCTCTGTATTTGGCAAAATGCTACCGGATAATATCAAACCGCAACATGTTCGTCAGTACATGGATAAACGCGGATCAAAAGCAAAAACACAGGCCAATAGAGAGAAAAATTTCTTATCTCGTGTTTTTGGATGGGGATATGAGAGAGGAATAGTGCATAGCAACCCCTGTAAAGGGGTGCGGCAGTTCAAAGAAAAAGCGCGGGAACGGTATATCACCGATGCAGAATATAATGCCCTCTATTCTGTATCCCCCACGATAGTTCAGATTGCTATGGAACTGGCGTATCTGTGCCTGGCGCGGCAAGCGGATGTTCTGTCTCTTACCTTTGCGCAGGTACAAGACGCGGGCATCTTCATCAAACAGGGTAAAACCGGCGTTGCTCAAATAAAGGCATGGACGAACCGGTTAGATAACGCCGTGGCTTTGAGCCAAACATTGCCGATTGATACAGGCGTTAGCAGTATCTACGTACTCCACCAACGTAGCGGTTCCAGATATACCCGTGACGGATTTAACAGCCGCTGGCAGAAAGCGAAAGATATAGCGAAAAACACCTTTCCAGAACTGGACTTTAACTTTACGTTTCATGATTTGAAGGCAAAAGGCGTTTCAGACCTGGATGGCTCGTTATCGGAAAAACAACAAATATCGGGTCATAGAAATATTACCCAGACGGCGAGATATGATCGAAAAGTGAATATCGTCCCGGTTGTCGGGGGTCAGAAAAAGTAA